ATTTAAAGTATTCTCTGTTCTGCCTTTTCTGTCTATTACATACTCGATTGAGTTATAAGAGTCTGAACCATTAGGGACTGCTAAACGGTATTTGTAGTTGTGATATACCCCTCTCATTAGATTAGATTTGGTAATTCCGAGAGAAGCTAGTTGGTCGGTGATTAGATTTGCTCTAACCCCGTCAAACTCATAGACGTTTCCTTCTGGGCCAGCCCATATAACTGAGTTTTCAGTTGCTACTGCTGTATATCGGACACAAGGAGCTTCACCTATTGGGTCAACTGCTATCATATCTGAGGTAATATCGGCTATCTGGTAGAATCTTTGTGTTTTAAGTAAAAGCATTGAGCCATTAGGCAGTAACACAGCGTCCATTATCTCTTGTCCGTCATTCTTTCCAATAAACTGATAAGAAACAGCGTTGATAGTTGTTGGTTGGTTGATGTCTGACCAGTAAACCTTAGAAGGTTCTGTTGGGATAGCCATATAAAGTATTCTATTCTTCCCGTTGTTGAATAAAACCTTAGCTTTAGGTAGTGATTCTGCTGGACTTCCAGTAGTTGCTACAGCCCAAGTTATGCCGTCAGTCGATTGTAACACACTGTCAGTGCCGTTACTCCATAGAATGGTGTTATTGAGCATCGCAAAGCTACAAGCCGTCTCAGTCAACCCTGTTGCCCCTGTGCAAGCTGTCCAATTTCCACCACCATCATCGTATTCTAAGATTCCTTGTCTTTGTCTTATAAGCCTATTAGTTCCGCTTTCAAACTTGGCGTGAAATCCTCCGTAGAAAGGGCCGGTAGCTCCTCCGTAGTCAACATAACCACCAGCATTCCTGATAGAACGAGTGTCTACTTCTATATTGTTGCAGTCAGCCATATCTGTATTAGCGATTTCAGAAGAGTCGTACTTATTATTAAGCCCGGTTCTCAAGTGAGGAATGTCTCTTAGTTTGTATCTTCCTTGGAATGTCATCGTAGTTTCATTGTTAATGGTTTTTCTTTTGTGTTAGTTTGCTCCATCATCCATTTAAGTGAGCCTCCTATCTTACCCTGCTCGAAGTATGGGCCTCTGTAGATTTTAAAATACTCTCTAGCGTCTTGTATTCCTTCGTAGCTCTTGAAATGGGCTACACTGCCCTTAACTAGCACTTGGGTAAATCTGTCTGGTATAACGGAAACTGTTGAGCCTGTTAATTCGTCTTGAACTACTACTCCGTTGACCTTAACTGTCCCAGCGTCAATAGGTGAAACGTCAAAGTAAATCTTAGAAGCGTTTAGGTAATAATGTAAAGGTGTGCTGTCGTCTCGGTTTACATTCATTTTGTAATAATCTTGTTCTGAAATCCTAGTAAGGTAGTTGTAAGTGTCGCTAGTAGCAGACTTATATAGGACGTTCTTTAAATCCTGGTAAGTGTTTACCGTCTCAATGTATCTTTGAGATGCAGTAGCTGTAACGTCTTCTTCCGAAGTTCCTACTAAAGACTCAACTGTGAAGTTAAGAATCTCTTGGTAAGTGTCTTTAACTGCTTGTTCAATTACGTTCTTAGCTCTGATGGAAGTGTCATCTACTTCTGTCTGGACTAAAGCTGTATATGTCGCTAGATTCATTATTTTTTGATTACTTTCTTAAATTTATTCATCTGTAGATTGTTAATTAGGATTTCTCTCTCTTCTTCTGTTTCAACATCACATAGGTATTTAGTCATCTTCCCGCATCTCTTACATTTAACTTCTCTATCGGAGATGGTGCATAGCTTGTCGCATTTATATACTCTCATAATAATTTGCTTAATAAGAGAGACGTTAATCTCCCTTATAAACAAACTAGTCGTTTACAGAATGGATAATAATTCCATGGTCTGCTCGTAAAATAACGCATCCGTAACCAGTTCGAACGTTTCCAAAGATACCTTGGGTATCAATATCATATTCTTGTTCCATTTCTGGTTGTCGTTGCATTGCAAGAGCAATACTATCTTTATGAAGATAAAGATTTCCGTAAGCAGTTTCTGCTGGTGAACCATCAGATTCTGTTCCTACGTTAGTTGATTGATAAACTGGAGAACCTAACATTGATCCAATTAGTCCAGTAGTCATTGGGCTGTTGTCTACCCAGTCATGTTTGGTGAAATACTCTAAGTTTAACAATTCTTTGTAAGCTGAAGGATGGAATACCCAAGCTCTGTCACCAGAAGGAACATCGGATGTGTTCATAGTGGTAAAAGCCGTAAGGATGTGATCTAAAGAAATATCTCCAACTTGTGCAGTGGCAGAAGCATCGTTTACAGTAGTTGTAAATCCAGCTAAAGCAACAGCGTGAACATAAGAATCAATAGCTTCTGCGATTGCTACTCCAGCTTGTCGCATATTAATAGCCATTGTGTCATATTTGACCTGGTCTGCAACATTCCAAGGAATATGAAATGGGTGCATTTTGAATTGGTCGATTGAAAGAGTGATTACACTGTCTGTGTCAACTTGTAGGTTGTCAGATAGTCTATTCCCTGCAGCATAAGTTACTGCTGTTCCCTTAGAGGTTATTGGGTAGTAAAAAGTGTCTCCATAATTTGCTACATCAATATCTCTTCGGTCAACTAAACCAGCCATTACTAAATTACTTTCTCGGAAGTCTACGATCATTCCTGGCCATAAACTTGGGATGTAATTAGCATGAGTAGTCAAGTCATTCATACTTGTAATACTTGCCATAATTTTTTTAACCTAGCCCCGTTGGTTCGGGTAGATTCGTCTGATTGCCTCTAATTGCATAGGGTCAATCGGAACTTTACCTGACAGCACCTGTTTCATTGTAGGTGCATTTACCTGTTCGACAGGCTCAGCGGTAGCGGTAGGTTTTTGTGTTGTTAAGGGTTTATCCCCAACAGGTTTCGATTCTTTTTGTATTCTATCAAAGAACTCCGCTTTAACTGCGGTCAAAGCTGATTGAACATCCATTTTAGGATTGTCAGCCATCTTCTCTTCAATTAAGTCTGAGTTTTCTTTAAAGAAAGCGTCCTTGTTCATTAAGGTTAAAATATCAACCTTAGCTTCATAAGAACCATACTTTTTCTCTTCCTGAGGGGTCTGAGATTCCAGTTCGGCAATTCTAGTTTCAAGTTCAGCGTTTCGAGCCTTTTCAGCTTTCTTCGCTTCTCTCTCTGTTTTCATTGCTTCTCTTACTTTCTCATATACACTCTGGTCAACTTGACCCTCTACCTCAGGAGTTTTTACGTCTTCACTGACAGCTTCAGTTGGCTTCACTTCTTCAACTGGCGGTTGAGGAGGTGTAGCTACCTCTGGTTTTACGCCTTTAATTTCACTCATAAATTTACGCTCTCTTTGTTAACGCAGTTAAGCTTCTGCTATTATGGGTTATAAGTCTTTTAATGACGTCCTTAGGTCAAATTATTATTGTTCCCACCTCACCATATCGTAAGGTGTGTTCTTTATTCTCTGATAATGTTCTTCGTGGGCTTTAACGTCATAGCCGAAAGTCTCTGGCATCTCCCGACCGTAGCTGGTCTTGTGCATAAACCTCTTCTTCTGTCGTTTCTTGGCTAAACCTTTTAAGACATCTGCTACAGTAATCATTCGCTTTCTTTAATTGCTTTTAATAAATCAAACTTAATCTCTTCGTAGGCTTCTATTTTGGCTGCTGTTGCCCTTGCTTCGTCTATCTTGTTAGCTGATACCTGTTCTAATAACTTATCTAGTAGGTTGAGGCTGTTGGCCTTGTCCGCCAGCATTTCCATTACTGGATGTTCCATTTTGTTGAGTTATTTGATTAGCCGCTTGTTGTTCTCTTGCTCCAGCGAATGAAGGATTAGCTCCTCCAGCCATTTCAGTGTGTTTGTTAATATGCTCAGTAATTAACTGTAGTTGTTCTGGTGTGTATTGAGTTCCTTCAGAGCCTTGGTTTCTTAGAGCTGCTTGGTGAATCTTCAAGTGAATCTCGTGGTTGTCTGTTCCGAGGACTCTGGCAGAAGCTGGGTCAAGGTTTTCTTCTTTAGCGTCTTTGAGTTGAGCTTGTTTGTTGCCGACACTCTCTTCTTCACGTTCTTTGAGTGAAGGGATGAGGTTATCAGGGTCTTTAATCTTATAACCGTCTTCTAATAGTTTCTTCCAGATATACTCTCTGTCCATTGGTACACCTTGAGGTCCGAACTGTAACTCGTTGTTAGACATAAATAAGAGGTTAGACCATTTAGCTATTTCTTCCGAAGCGTCTAAGTAAGATGAACTACCACTAACAATGACTACATCCTTAATAGCCTCAATGTCTTTGAGTTTAATGTCTTGTTCCATCATCTTGCCCTTTGTTCCTAAGACTCTGTAAATGATTTTCTTCTGGTCAGCTAAGTATTGTTTGTTGAGCCATAAAGCCATCTTGCCAGCAGGTTCTAATACATCAGTCTCGAACCTTTGTAAAATCTTATTGGTTCTTTGCTCTGATAAAAAGGTTTTAGTCTTAACCTCGGTCGCTGTTTGCTCTCTTGATACTTGATTAGCTCCAGTCTGATAATCTGTAATCGCTGTTACATTCTGCTTGGTCTTCTCCATGTATCCTAAAATGAATGAGGCTGAACCCATATTAGGTTGGGGTGTTGGTAATACCGCTACACTCTCTCCAAGTCTTCTAACAGGGATTAAGGTTCGTGGTTTAAATTCTAAGGCAGCTTCGTCAATTACATTTGATGGATTGTATTCCATTGGACGAGAAACATCTGTCCAAAAAGCTTCTGATACCATATTCAAAGTATCTTCTTCCATATTAAGAACTCCTAGGACTGGTTCAATGATACCAAAGCCATACATTCGCTCTGGTCTTTTAATAGGTC